ATGCGTATATGGTTTGCAGTACATTTAGAAGGTAAGAAAATAGATCTAGTCAATGATAGTCTTCCTGATGATTATTTTGCTAAAGATGAAGATGGTGAAATAATTCCAGATGAAAATTTTATTGACATAGCATATCTAGATTCTCAAGGAATATTTTGGGAAGATCCTGTTGCTAAACTTTTAGATGATAACACTCTTGTTTATCCTGTTGATGGTAGTAAAGCACATGGAATTTATACAATTGGAGATTTAAAAAAATATAAAGTAAGTTAAAACATATGAATGTTCTAATTTATGACATAGAAACTCTCAAAGAAATGTTTCTCGTGGGGATTTATATTCCTCACGAGAATACATATCATGAGTTTGAAGTGAGCAAGAGCAAATACGATCTAGATAAGTTTATAGAATTCAGTGAGAAGTATAAAGACTTCTATTGGGTGGGATATAACAATCTAAGATTTGACATCCAGGTTGTTGAGTGGATCTTGAGAAAGTGCCATGACTGGGGAGAAAAGTCTAATCTAGATGTAGCAAGTATGATTGCTCAGAAAGCACAGGATGTTATTCATGATGCTAATTATGATGTGTTTGCTGAATATCGNGAAGAAGAACTATCTCTAAAGCAGATTGACTTGTTCAAGATACATCACTTTGACAATAAGAATAGACGTGTTAGTTTAAAGAGACTAGAGTTTGAAATGGATCTTGAGAACATTGAAGAGATGCCCATTCACCACACAAAAGTGGGAATGACTCTAGAAGATAGAAAACTCACACGTCAGTATTGTAAGAATGATGTTATGGCCACTTATGAATTCTACAAAGTAACCATAGGTGAAACAGAGCATCCGTTGTACAAGGGTAATGATCAAATACAGCTGAGACTTGACATAGAAAAAGAGTTTGATATTCCATGTATAAACTATTCAGATAGTAAGATTGGTGATGAGATCATTAAGAAATACTATTCTGAAGAGAANNANATAGATATCAAAACACTTCCTAGAAAAGGTAAATTTAGATCTCATGTATATCTTAATAAATGTATAGCTCCTTATGTGCAGTTTAAAACTGTTCAGCTAGATCAGTTTCTTAAAAAACTGAGAGGTATGAAAATGGGAATGACTGATGATTTCAAAGAACAAATACATTTCTATGACAATGTGTATTCGTTTATGAAAGGTGGATTGCACACAGAAAACAAACCAGAAGTATTTGAGGAGGATGAAGATCATCTCATCATTGACTGGGACGTTTCTAGCTACTATCCTGCCATTATCATTAACAACAAGCAGTATCCATACCATTTAGGTAAAGAGTTCCTTACAGGTTATAAAAAGATGTATGAGAAGCGTCTTGAACTAAAGCCTTTTGCAAAGAATGATAAGAAGATTAGAGGCATCGTTGGTGCGTTGAAGCTTGCTGTAAACTCTGTGTATGGTAAATCTAGTGACATGAATAGTTGGATATATGATAGACAACTAACTATGTTTACTACCATCACAGGAGAACTATCCTTGATGATGCTCATTGAAGCGTATGAAGCTAAAGAAATACGTGTCATATCAGCTAACACTGACGGTGTAACAATCCACATTCATAAAAGCAAACTAGCTGAGATGGATAAGATTAATGCCTGGTGGTGTAAGATTACAGGATATGAGCTTGAAAGAGCTGATTACACAAAGATTATATTCTCAACAGTTAATGATTATTTAGCAATTAAAACAGATGGTGAAATTAAGAAGAAAGGAGATTTCCTCACAGATTTTGAACTTCATAAAAACAAGTCAGCCAGAATTGTTCCTCTTGCTCTTGAGCGTTACTTTGTTGACGGTGTTGATATTTCTGAAACTATTTCTCTCCATAGATGTCCTTATGATTTTTGTATAAGACAAAAATCAACAAGTGATTTTCATTATGAGGGATATAGAAAAGGAATGGAACCATCCGTCTACAATAAGCTTATTCGCTACTATGTAACAAGTGGTAGTGATGGTGAGAAGTTATTAAAAATCAAGAACCAAGAATCAGATTCTACAGCACCAAGCAGTTCACAAGTGGAAGCTGGTGATTGGTTGTGCAAGGTGGTAAACTATCTTCCTGCAAATACAGATGTCAAATCAATGAATATTAATTATCAGTATTACATTGACAAGGCTGAAAGTCTTGTGCTGAAGATTGTTACAAAAGGTAAAAAACGAAAGATAGAAAGGATAGCTAACCAAATTTCTTTATTTTAATTATGGAACAAGAAAAGTTTTATACACAAATAGAAACATTGTCTCCTCGTACTTTTATTCCTGTAAAACTAAGATTGATGAAAATTCCAATAGCAAGAGGAAGTAGATACTTTGATCTGTATGGTGTAGTGCATGTGGTGATATATTCTAAGCCAGACACAATTAAATTGATGCCTATTAAGGACAATGCTATGATTGATGTTTGGGATGTTGATGAGTTTAAGAACCAAGTGAGGCTTTTAAAATTCACAAATGTCCCACATCCTCCAATAACTAGAGAAAATGTTTCAGAACATCTTTTGGAATATCAGTTCAACATTATTGGTAGGACAATAGCAAACACTGTTACAGAAACAGAATGGAAGAAAGAATGGAAACTGACTAAGAAGCAAAAGGAAATATTCAAGAGTTATGCCCTTGGAATATTGAAAAAAGTTTTTAGATTCAACGGTGCAAAGGCTCGTGAAACATACGAGTTCTTTGATAAAAACTTTGGACTTCTAACACTTTGACCTATGATTGGCTTTTTTTTCATAACCTATTGTTTCTTTATTACAGTATTGATGATTTTAATCATAGAATTTGTAAACAAAAACGATAGAAAGCGATGAACACAAACGAAGATTATGAACATGTTCCAATTAGAGAAGCTGCAATTATACGATTGCAAAAAAGAGAAGAAGTGGAACAAGCAAACCACGAGTATGAGAAAAGAAAACCTGCAAAAATCATTCTAACCACAGAGAAGAACAATGAAGTTCAATGTGACACCCTCCCATTTTGAACAACTTCTCAAACAATCCTATAGTCTAGATCACATTTTCTTATTAAAGCTTGTAGAGGCCAATATTGACATACAATCATTAACAGATGGAAGTATGAAGATAGCTGGCCTCTACCAGTCTTTAGTCAGGAAAGGTCTTGTCTCTGATGTAACACAAGAGATTACACAGGTGGGTAGAGAGTTGTTGACATTTGCTGATTCAGAGGTGAAAGAGCCTATGAAGAAACTGAAGCAAAAATCATCAGACTTTGATGCATGGTGGAATGCTTTTCCTTCTACAGATAACTTTGAACACAATGGTAAAAAGTTTGCTGGTTCAAGGGGACTTAAAAGAAACAGAGAAGAGTGTCGTATNAAGTTCAATAAAATACTAGCTGAAGGAGANTATACAGCAGATGATATTGTAAATGCTACACTACTAGATGTTTTCTTAAAGAAGCANGCTTCTGTNAAGAATGGAGATAATCGAATGAGCTTTATACAAAATAGCTTCACCTANATNTCNCAAAGAAGCTTTGAGCCATTTCTAGAGATGATTAAAACAGGAATAGAAATACCTAACGTACAAACAAAAAGATCATTTGANATATGAGTTTTGAAGCACTTAANAGAGAAGTAGACAATGGTTTAAATGGTAGGAATAATGGTATTCCTATGGGTTTTNATCGTCTTAATAGATANATAGGCATTCGTAAGAGAATGTACTTTGTAGCAGGTGGCTTGACAGGTTCAGGCAAGACTAGCTTTATAGATGATGCCTTTGTTTTGAANCCTTATGACTGGTATATCAGTCAGAAAGACCCAAAATTCAAACTTCGTATCATATATCGGTCAATGGAGCGTAGTAGAACATACAAACTTGCTAAGTGGGTGTGTAGAAAGATCTTCTTAGATCATGGTTATATCATTCCTGTAAGTAAGTTGCTAGGCTGGACTGAGAAGATGACAAAGGATGAGCATGACATATTTCTATTGTATAAAGATTACATGGAACAGATGGATGATGTCATCACCATCATAGATGGTCCAGAGAATCCTGTTGGTATTGCTAAAGATTTGAGAAGTCACGCATTGAAGAATGGTGTGGTTGAACAACTTGATGAATACAACAAGATTTATATTCCTAATGATGAGAATGAAGTAACCATTGTTGTTTTAGATCACCTGGGATTGCTTAAGACCACAAGAGAGCTCACTACAAAGAAGCAAACTATTGACAAGATGAGTGATGAGCTCAGATATGCAAGAGACTTCTATGGCTATACTATTGTAGCTGTGCAGCAGTTCAATCGTGATATATCCAATCCTATTAGAATTAAGAATGGTGATGTAGAACCACAGTTAGAAGACTTCAAGGAATCATCAGTTCCTCAAGAGGATGCTGATGTTGTGCTAGCACTATTTGATCCTATGAGATATAAGGTGTCTGATCCTAGTGGT